ATCGCTTTTATCAGCGAATACTAATGTGTTGTTTGCAATTTTTGCATATACCTCTGATGTAGGTATGGCTATTTTATCGACTTCGATATATTCGAAAGATTTTGTTTGATAATTATATTTTTTTTCAAACATCGAATAATTATTTTTCAAATGTCTGAATTTATCTGCTGTATTTTGGAAGTAATAAATACTATCAGAGTTATAAACCCTATAATAGATATCACCTTGCTCAGAATTTATTGGATAAGACGCTGTAAAGTTGATAGGTCCTCCAATTTTACCAGTTTTCCATATAATTTGATTATTATATGTCGGGTCATCAAATGTTATATTGAAAGTATGTGGTAAAAAATCTCTAATTACTACAGTTCTAGAATTAACGGAAATAATAGAATTGGAAAAACAATCATAAATTGTTAAATTCGTTACATATTTTCCAGGTTTATCATAATATTTTTTAGCTGTTAGTGCGGAAGAATAAGTATTGTCTCCAAAATCCCATAACAATTTTATATATGAAAAATTATTGACATTCGGTATGAACGTCAGAGGAGTCTCCTTTAATGCGTAGGAACTCAAAGAATTTTGATTTTTAAAATCAATTATAAAATAATCAATATTTTCTAAATTACTCATTTGTTATTACTATTTTTTTGTATATTGATTGAGGATTATAAAAGTATGGAAATTTGAAAAAATCCAAAGTTGTAGTCTGTGATACAATACTTTCATCAGAATTTTCATATATTGGATTCCAAGCGAAAAATGATATACCATTGAATATTTCATTGTTATTCACAGTTCTTAGTCCAGATACACCTTCTAACTTTAGAATGTTGGATGTTAATTGTGATAGATCCAATTTTTGCCCCAGTTTGTTATTGGAGTTTTTGAAAAAATCTAATATAATATCGCCAATTTTTCTTTTCAATGTTTCAGGATTCGTTCTGAAATTGTTTGTTCTAGATATTTCCAAATAACTAGTATTGATAACATTCAAATCTGGTGTGGAGTTTGTATATCCAATATCAAATGCCACATAAACAGGATCTCTCGGCACAATCTCGTGACTAATTATTTTTCGAGGCGAAGCTTTATCGATGATAAGATTTTTCAAACTATTAGAAAGAAAAGGTGGATACCCACCATCGGTTGTTATCTCAAATTTGGGAACACAAAATATATTCACATTATTAAAGTCGCAAGAATCAGCAAAATTCACTTGATTTATAATTACCCTATTTGATTTATTTGGATCTACACAAATTTTATAGAAGTAATCAATATATTCACTTATGAAAGTTTTATTACTAACCGTTTTGACAGATGCGATGATATTTGATAATTCTTTACCCAAAAAGGCATCGTCATAATCTTGTTCTGTTGCTAATTTTAATTGTGAGTTTAGATATTTTGGAACATTTTGCTTGATCTGATCAACCGTTTCAGCATTTGAAACAGGTGTTGAATTTTCAGTATTGCTGAAAAATAAAAATCCTGTATTCAACAAATCGATAATACCATCAGTGCTGATACTTGTAGTATCTGCATAGATTTGATTAAAACGAGAACTGTTATAATTGAACAACTTATTACCATCTATAGCACCTTTGCTGATTATTCCTTTGGTATTGTCACTCAATAGGTAATATATTGCTACTTCGTCTTCATTTTTCAATTTTTTACCAAAAATATCATTTCCAAATTTTACTTCATAAAATCCGTTATCATTTAGTCTGACACTGTAATATCGGTCGTTATTTCTAGCTAAGAAAATATTTTCAATTGGCTCATAGCGATACCATTTCCCATCAGTCTTTTCTTTAACGTAAACACTTATCGTTCCATCCGCAATAAATCGTGTATCATTTTTGTTTACCCTATTTTCAACGACAATCGGTAAAGTTTCGAAATCTACTCCAATTGCGGTATACGTGGGGTATTCACCAATAGTTCCTTGGTGTAAGATTAGATTATTTTTAATATTTTGGATGTCTTGTTCGCCAGAAATAGTCTTTTCAAACGTAAAATCATCTAGAACAGTGTATTGTATTTTATCAATCAACACAAAACTGTATTTTCTAAGGGTATAACTACCTTCAGGGAGAGAAGCACTCGCGGTACAAGCAACGGGAACCAATGATGTTTGTTTACCTGTTGGTTTATAACCTATTAAATTTACAATTTTATTCACGTTTTCATACAATGTTGCTTGTGAAAACATGCTTTCAGATGCAGTCTGATTCAAATAAAATAATAAAACATGATAACTATATGCAATTATATCGATAAAAGCTGCTAAATTACTACCTTCATAATTCTGATCGGTGAAAGTAGCGTTTTCATTCAATCTTTGGATGATGAAATCTTTCAGAGAAAGAGCATCAAAATTGATGTAAGCATTTTGAGGTAAATTGTATTCCAGAGATTCTTTCATTATAATTATTTAGAGTGTTGTATAACCTATCGTATTTAATTTTGATTTAATCGATAATCCTTCCACGTTTAATGATGGAACATTTATCTGTAAATAAATTTCGTATTCATTATCATCTGGTTTAGGGACGACGAGAACCCCTGTTAATTCAATTCTTGGTTCATTTAGCGGTAATTTTCTAAAAATATCATCTTGTATCACATCTGCCGTGTATTTATTGACAGGCTCAAACAAAAATCTACGCAAATCCACCCCAAAAGTAGGATTTAATATTTTTTGACCAGGTGATGTTAAAAAACAATTAGCTACACTATTTTTAACTGCCTCTATATCAAAAATTGCTTGAACATCTTTCAAACTTTCTTTTTTATTAAGTTGATTATTTATGTAATATTGTGGACTCAAGTCAAAATCAATATCTTTATACAAATAACCATTATTCAATGATTTTTGCTTGTTATCGCTATTTTTAAGAGATGTTATCTTTATGCTCATACAATTATTTAGATTCTTATTAAATAATTATATGCCAAAGATTTCGCAGCTTAATCCAGCATCGACACCATTATCAGGAAAAGAAGTAATCGTTCTTAACCAGAACGGGGTGACATATAATACTGATCTGGATACTGTCACGCAATTTATCAGCGCTTCTACCAAAATTGGTGAGTTGTCGAGTAATCTTACTAATTTAACTACTTTGGTTAGAGTATCAAGCGGAGATTGGGAAAATACGCATACCTCAATGACCTTATTGTCCAGTAATTGGCAAAGCACATACACTACATTTTCTAGTAATTCTGCCAATTTTGCTGTTAAAAACGCTAACAACTTTTTTTCTGCTGACCAAACTTTACTCACAGGTCGAATTAATTTAAGTGCTGTTCCAATACGAACATTAGCAGATGGTAATATTTCTATTGGTTTGAGTGCAGGTAGTTTGGTAACAAATCCTATTAATAATACTTTTATAGGTAGTAGTGCTGGACTTCGTGCTACAGATGTTACCAATTCTAATTTTATAGGATCGAATGCTGGTAAAAATGCTACTAATGCTAGTTATTCTAATTTCCTTGGTAATAATGCTGGACTCAGTGCTACAAACGCTAGTCATTCTAATTTCTTAGGTTATCAGGCTGGTAAAAATGCTACCTTTGCTGCTTACTCTAATTTTTTGGGTAATGATGCTGGAAACTGTGCTACAAACGCTAGTAATTCTAATTTCTTTGGTGTTCGTGCTGGATTCTGCGCTACCAACGCTAGTATATCTAATTTTTTCGGTAATGATGCTGGAAGAGAAGCTACTAATGCTAGTTATTCTAATTTCTTAGGTGCTCAGACTGGTAATACTGCTACGAACGCTAATTATTCCAATTTTTTTGGTAGATATACAGGTACTAATGCCACTAATGCTAATAATTCTAATTTCTTAGGCAATAGCGCTGGAATGAATGCTACCAATGCTTGTCATTCTAATTTTTTGGGTAAAAATGCTGGTTATAATGCAACAAATGCCAATAATTCTAATTTCTTGGGTCAAAATGCTGGTGGCGATGCAACAAATGCTTGTTTTTCTAATTTCTTAGGAGAAGAGGCTGGTCGTTTTGCTACCAATGCTCGTCGTTCTAATTTTATAGGTGAAAGAGCTGGATATTGCGCTACGAATTCTCGTTATTCTAATTTCTTAGGTAATGCGGCAGGATCTAATGCTCCAAATGCTGATAGATCTAATTTCATAGGATTTGGTGCTGGAACATGTGCTACAAATTCACGCGAATCTAATTTTATCGGTGATAATAGCGGTGTATTTGCTACCAATGCGTGTTATTCCAATTTCTTAGGTTACAATGTTGGTCTGTCTGCTTTAAGCGCCAATAATTCTAATTTCTTGGGTAAAAATGCTGGATTTGTGGCAGCGAATGCCAATAATTCTAATTTCTTAGGTAATAGTGCTGGATTCTGTGCTACCAATACTTGTAATTCTAATTTCTTAGGCAATAGTGCTGGACTTTCTGCCACCAATGCTAATAATTCTAATTTCTTGGGTCAAAATGCTGGTTGTGGTGCTATAAATGCTCGCCATTCTAATTTCTTGGGACGTAAGGCTGGACTCTTTACTATAAATGCTAGCTATTCTAATTTCTTAGGTGATGATGCTGGATACTGTGCTACCAATGCTTGCAATTCTAATTTCTTAGGTCAAGGCGCTGGAGAAAATGCTACAAATTCTCGTTATTCCAATTTCTTGGGTCGAGATGCTGGTCGCCTCGCTATATGTGCTGTTCATTCCAATTTCTTGGGTTATGATAGCGGTGTATTAGCCAACTTTGCGTGTCATTCTAATTTCTTGGGTAGTAGTGCTGGAAGATCCTCTACATATGCTTTTCATTCCAATTTCTTGGGATGTAATGCTGGTCGTTCTGCTTTTGATGCTTGCCATTCCAATTTCTTGGGTCAAAATGCTGGATTTCTTGCTACAGATGCTTACCATTCCAATTTCTTGGGTCGATATGCTGGTAAAAATGCTACTAATGCCAATTATTCCAATTTCTCAGGTGCTTGCGCTGGACTTTCTGCTATAAATGCTGATAAATCCAATTTTTTTGGTAGTAGTGCTGGTAGAAATGCTACTTGTGCCTCTTATTCCAATTTCTTTGGATTTGGCGCTGGTTTTTGTGCTACAGATGCTTACCATTCCAATTTCTTTGGGAAAAATGCTGGATCAAATGCTACTTGTGCCT